GGAGTAGAGAGCCGTGGTCTTCTTGGCCTGCTCCAACTCTTGCGGCGTCGCCTTCGGTTTCTTGCCGAGAGCCGCCTGGAGAGCCGGACTGTTCTTGATGGCCCCCTCGGAAATCTTCTTCGTGACTTCCGATGTTCCTCCGGACGCGTCGAGTTTCTTCTGCCACTTGGCCAGCTTCTTCTCGACGACCGCCGCCTCGGCGCTGCCCTTCGCCTTCAGGTCGGCGTGCCTCATCTTGTACGACTGGACCAGCTTCTCGACCAGCGCCGACGAGTCCATCCCGTGGTGGTCGCTGATGCTGATCAAGCTGATCAAATTCTTGCGATAGGGAACAGTGTTCTTCGCGGCCTGTCCCACAATCGCGTTCTTGACGTTCTCGGCGTGCTGCTCCTTGCTCGGCACCGCGCCGCCCGCACCGCCGCCTCCGGCGGTCTTCGCGAACTTGCCGCCCTTGCCGCGCGGGTGCTTACCCTCCTCGAACTTGGAGTCGTCGTTCGCAGTCAACGGGTCAACCTCTTCGGCGAAAGGGAGGGTGGCGCTCGCGCCCGGCTCCCCTCGGCTGTCGGCCGCCAGCGCCGCGTCGCTCGCGCTCGGCTTCGTCGGCTTGTCCACCTTCTCGCCACGCAGGCCGCCGCCCTTCTCGCCGTCGCCCTCGTCGTCCGGATCATCGTCGCCGTCACCGCCGCCGCCGATCTCCGGGTCATCCTCGCCCTGCGGCGGCTCCGGCATGTCCTCGACGTCCAGCGACTCGTACGGCGAAGTCGGGTCGTTCGCGATGCGCTTGCGCGCCTCCTCCGGTGACAAAACGCCGTCCGCGATCAGGATGCTGTCCGTCTCGGCCTCGGTCTTGCGCATGTCGGCCTTCTCCTTGTCGTCCAGCGACCAGAGCGGCTCGAATTGGAAGATGATGTCCTCGTCGATGGCCCCGAGTTCGGACAGCATGATGATGTTCATGATGTAGCGGAGCTGCGCGCCGAAGAACTTCTGCTGATACGCCTCGATCCAGTCGTAGAACGTCCTGATCTCGCCCTCGCTCGACGCGTTGAGTCCGGCCGGCTGAATGCCCAGCAACTTCACGAGCGGGATGCCGCTGATCGAGGCCATGTGCTCCTGAGCCTGAGCCTGCAACGTGTCGAGGCCGCCCAGCGGCGTGGTCACGTTGGCGAACTCCTCGGCATCCTTGTCCAGCACCATGAGACCGCGATTGTCGCGCGTGTTGTTGAACAGCTCGATGCGCTCGAAGAACGACATGGCTCCGGCCTTCGGGGCCAACTGCGCCTGCATGTTCGTCGACAGGACCATCACCGAGTAGGCCGAGGTCAGGTCGGACACGGACTGGCGCGTGCGCAGCCAGTTGTCCACGTATGGCTTCACCATCTGCGTCAGCGACAGACCGCCGAAGCTGTACGCGGGCTTCAGCATGTCGGGCAGCTCGCGACCGACGAACGTGATGAGCCGCGAGCGATGGATCTCCGTGCCCTGCACGATCCAGCGGTCGGGATTGTACCAGTTGATGCTGAGTGGGTCGTTGGCGTTGTAGTTCGACGGATAGCACCACACCGGCTCCACCGGCACGAGGCGAACGAGCGAGTCCTTGGCGATCTTCGCGTCCATGAGGGTGCCGTCCGGCATGGCGATCGGCATAACCAGCTCGTCCCGCTCCCCCGCCCGCCCGTCGCGGAGCTCGACGAACAGGTGCGACCGACCGAAGAAGCCGTCGGTCTCCGCGCTCTTCTGCATCACCTCGCGCACCTTGAACTTCTCGAAGGCCGCCTGGATCTTGTCGATCTTCTCGCTCTTGTTGTCGTCGTCATCGCTCTTGGACTTGATGGTGATCCACTTGCGGGTCATCTCGGTCGCGACGACCTCGACGATGCGCCGGTACTCCGGGCGCTGCGACAGCTCGGCGAGATACGGGTATCCGAGGAAGGTCAGTCCCTCCTGGAACGCACCGGCATAGACGGATTGCGCTGCCCATGCCAGCGGAGCCATGAGCTGCTCGTCGTGAGCCATCAACCTCTCGGGCGCAACGCCGGGGGGATGCGACGCGGGCGTGAAGGCGAGCTGGTTCCGCTTGGTAGGGCGCACGCGGGCTCCGGCCAGCGCCTCGGCCTTGGCGCTGCGGGCGCGGGCAACTGCGGCCTGCTCCTCGGCGCGGGTCCGGGCGGCCTTCTCGGCGGTCTTGAGGGCGCGCTTGGCGGCGCGTGCCCGCTTGGCTGCGGCCAGCGCGCGCGACGCTGCCTTGTCGGGCCGCGTCGCGCTGCCGGGCCTAGCTCGGGCCGCCACTTTCTTCTTGCTGCTCAACGGAGTGTCTCCGGGAGTTGATTGGTCACGTGAGATCGATGAGCTCGATCTTGGCGGTGAAGTTCATGCCGCGAACCTTGCCGCCCTCGACCCACGCCGAGCCGCTGCCAGACACGAGGAACGCCTGTTCCGGAGCGGCCTCGCACGCGGCGTCGACGGCAGACGCGAAGGCGCGCACGGCGGCGGCTTCCGCCGGAATGTGTGCGCAGTGCTTGGCGGTCTCGGCCAGCCTCTCCGCCGCGTCCCTGCGCACCGTCTCGGAGCGACCAGTCTTGTGATACGACCACGACATTGTCCAGTACCTTTCTTGGTTTACCGACGACGCGTCTTGATGCGCGACTGCTCGAGCACGCTGCGCGAGATGAAGAAGTCGCGAACGAGTATCGGGAAGAACGCCATCACCACCGCGTCCGCGATGTTGGGCGACTTGGCACCGGGCGGGGCCTTCTCCACGATCATCTTGAGCCGAGCGCCCATCTTCTTCGTGGCCTGACTGAGCTCCTTCTCCAGCTTGCGCAGAAGGCGTAGTCCGGACGGGATCGAGATGAGCTCGTCGGGCTTCCAGGTAAACGCGCGCTCCATCTCGGTGGCGTCCGGTGCCTTGCTGCGGATGGCGCGATACGTGCGCTCGAACCGCCGCGCCAGCATGAACCACGCCTGAGCCTTGATGTTCGTGAACAGATCGCCGTTCAGCGGCGACTCGATGTCGTCCGGGATCAGGCGCTTGTCCTTGTCGATCACCTCGCCACCGGCGTTCCACGGCACCATGCTCACGCCGCGCGGCATGAGCCCCTCCTCGATTAGCCGGTTCGTCTCGGCCTTGATCCCGGCGCCGACGCCGATGCAATCGTACTGGAGATACAGGTGCTCCATGATGCCGACGACGCCGCGACACGCGTCCACCGCCCGCCGCGCCGTGACGCCGGTATCGCGCTCGCCCCACTCGTCGACGTCCTTGAGGATGACGCCCTTGCGCAGTGCCAGCGCGTTCGTGTCCATGCCCTCGTCGGCAACGTCCAGGGCCGCGCACCATTCGCCGCTGTCGTCGAAGCCGAGAACAACGTGCGCGTCGATCGCGGCGCGAACCCACGCCGCCTCGATGATGATGCCGTCGATGGCCGCCGAATAGTCGCGGTCCACCTCCTGCGCGAACAGGTGCAGAAGGCCGTTGTCCACCGCGTCCTGACGGCGCTTGTCGTACCACGACTTCGTCTTCAGCGGAGGGTCGGACCAGTCGAACACGAACACGTTCGTGCGGCCGGACACCGCGCGCTGACCCGGAGCCCAGTCCAGGCCCGCCTCGCGCTTGCGATGAAACACGTTGTTCAGGCCATTCACCGAGCTGATGTCGATCTGGACGCGCGTGGTGTCGCCCAGCGCGGCCTCGATCGACTCCGGATGCTCGTAGTGCGCCGACTCGTCCTTGAAATAGATGCGGGTACGACCGCCGCGACCGATGTCGTCGCCGGACTCTCCGGTGATCGAGCTGCCCGTGGCGTTGGAGTAGATCTTCATGAACGCCATGCTGTCTTCGCTGAAGTCGCTGGGCCGGAAGCACTCCGGGATGGTCCGGAGCATGCGGCGCAGCTTCTCGAAAATGGAGCTCATGTCGCCGAGCCGATCGACCTGCATCGCCTTGCGGCTGCCCCAGCCGACGCTCACCTCGTCGATGAACAGGAACATCCAGACGCTGAACGCGACGCACAACCACGTCGCCCCCACGTCGCGGCTCTTCTCGACGAGCCCGTTGGCCTCCTCCTGGAGGCAGGAGTACAGGAACTCGATGAACTCGCGCTGCTTCGGGAACAGCCTGAACGGCATGGTCGTCAGGTTGCCGGTGCCCGAGTTCCGCGGATCGAACGTGTCGCACCAGTCCTCGATGAACGCCACCGGGTTGGTCTTGTAGTACTCGCGGGCGTGCGCCGCCGCGTGCGGTTCGTCGGCGAAGATGCCGAGCTGCTGCTGACGCCACGCGAAGACGTCCTCGTACACCGGGTTCCAGGCGATCTTGCGGGCCGCGCTCTTCACGGGACACCCAAATCGGCGTCAATGTGCCGCCACTCGAGGAACGCCTGCGGCACATCGTTGTGCGATCCCTCGACCAGTCCGGAGCTGAGATAGAACCCCTCCTCTCCTGGGTGTCCCCAATAATGGACCACGCACGGCGGGCTCTGCAGATAAGTCCAGGTGCTGGAGTAAGGACCGCAGCGAACGATTATGTGAGTCCCGTCCGTCGGCGCAGTGGCGCGGGGCTGCCAGACGCCGCTCACCGCTGGTCGTCCTGCGTCGGGAAATTGGGCATCGTCACGATATCCTCGCGGCCGTGGTAGCTGTCCGCGTAGAAGTGGATCTGTCCATCGGCGATGGTGTAGTGGCACTCGCCGCGCGTCGTGTGCTGGCGGAAGCTGGGCGAGAACGACGGGCGCTCGACGTTGCCGTTGAACGACCACTTGTCCGGGAGAGGATGCAGCTCGCGGCAC